TTTTTAGTGACATCATATTTTTAATAGTAATAAATTAGAAATCAGAATCAAAAGATAATGTTTCGTTTAGTTTCGCTTTTTGGTATTCCATCGTTCTTGACTCAAAGAAGTTACCCTTTGTTTCAACTGCGATTTGTTCCATAAACTTAAATGGTTGTTCAACGTTAAATTCTTTTTTACAACCAAATTTAACTAATAACCCATCGGTTACAAATTCAAGGTATTGTTTCATTAAATTTGAGTTCATACCGATTAGGGAAACAGGTAAAGATTCTGTGATAAATTCTTTTTCAATTTCAAGTGCAGATAATAAGATTTCTCTAATTCTTTTTTCAGTTGGTTTGTTTTCTAAGTGATTGTTTACCAAATGGATTGCAAAGTCACAATGTAAGTTTTCATCTTTAAAAATTAAAGTATTTGCATTACATAGTCCTTGCATGATTCCTCTTGATTTCAACCAAAAGATTGAACAAAATGACCCTGAGAAGAATATTCCTTCAACCGCAGCAAAAGCCACAAGTCTGTCTTGGAAAGATGCGTTATCAATCCAATCAAGAGCCCATTTTGCTTTCTTTTGTACTGCAGGTAGGTTATCTAAGGCAGTGAAACATAAGTGTTTCTCTTCTTCGTTTGAGATGTACGTGTCAATTAATAAAGAATACATCAAACTATGAATATTCTCCATCATCAATTGGAACCCGTAGAAGAACTTAGCTTCAGGGTATTGTACTTCTCTATAGAAGTTTTCGGCGAGATTTTCGTTAACAATACCATCCGATGCCGCAAAGAATGATAATATATTTTTAACGAAATATTGTTCGTTTTCAGTAAGATTATTCCAATCTCTGATATCGTTTGTTAAGTCAACTTCTTCCGCTGTCCATAATGCCGCTTGGTGGTTCTTATAGAACTCCCAAATATCGTCGTGTTGAATTGGAAATATGACGAATCTGTTAGGATTCTCTACTAAAATTTTCTCCATAATTAATTGTATTTTTTTTGTATTAAGATTGTTGTTTCTGTTGTTCTTCTTTTTGTTTTCTTTTCTCCATTAACTCTTTTACTCTATCTCTTTTTCTTTCTTCTTGTTGTTCTTCAAAACCTAAGAATGTAACTGAACTTTCAGTATCGATTTCAAGTAACTCATTGTTAAATTTACAATTCTCAAAAACTACTCCGTCTTTACCTAGACGAGATTTTGTTATTGCAATAGTTGCGAGGTTCATTTCTTTTTGTTGGAGGGTCTTAGCTACAGAGATGATTACGTGACCAACTTGAGCCTTTTTAATTGACCCACCCATTTGGTCTGTCGTTACTACTTCAGCTGAAATTGAAGACCTATTACCTTGTGTGGCGGTCCATCCGACTAAGTCTAGCTCATGACACATTGCTTCAAATCCTCTCATTACAGAACCTTCAGCTTTCCACTCATCTTTACTTGTTGATTCAGGTAATATACAATCGATATAATCTAACATGATTAAATCAATTTTGTTTCCGTCTGCAATCATTTTTCTTACTTGACCTTTGATTTGATTCATAGTCATAGTATCAGATGCCAACTTTTTAAGAACCAATTTGTTTTTCATAGTCTCTTGAATCTCAGTGACCTTTGACATTACCTCATCTCTATTTTTCACCAAATTGTCTGGTTCAATTCCTGTCCAAAGTGTGAAGTGTTTTCTCTGAATAATCTTAGGGTTATCCTCAAAAAATACTTGAAGGACATTGTATCCTAAGTTAAATGCAGTGTTTGCAATCTTGGTTAAGATAGTAGTTTTACCAACACCAGTTGGTGCAAGGATTACACCTATCTCACCCTTAGCTAAACCACCTTTAAGTAGTCTGTCAATTCCCGCAATCCCCATTGGAATTGGATGTCTATAATCTTCTTCTAATACGGTATCCAAGTTATCAAAAATATCCGTTTGTCCTTTGTCAATTTCACCAACTTGTAACGCGTTTCTCACTAATCCCTCAACTTTATCATAAGACTCAAAATCACCCTCAGTAATAATCTTCTGAGCCTTGTCCATAGCCTTTTGAAGTTCTTGTTGTTTACAGAACTTTAAAGCCTTTTCCTGAACAAATACAGTTCCTTCAAAAGGCGCGTCTTTTACCTGTTTCAAGGTATCTAAGACCACTTTTGCAACAATTTCTTGTGTAATTTCTGATTTAACAATTTGGTCAAGAGTTTCAAAATTAGGAGTTGATTCATACTTTACATAGTATTCTTTTATCATCTGCAAGATGATTTTAAAGTACTTGTTGTCAAAGTACGATGACTCAATCACGTCCATAATAGACGATGAAAAGTCTTTGTCTACAACTATCTGATTCAGTAGTTGTATCTGAAATGTATTACCTAAATAATCGAAATTTTTGTTCATATATTGTTTTAAAATTATCCCTCGTATTAATTAAATAGTTACTTGCTAAGGTCAAATTCCAAATATTCGTAAGTTAATTTGTTGTTTGAAAAAATGTCAGTTAACTCGCGAAGAACCTCTTTTAAAAATGGTCTTACGTCCACTGTATAACGAACTTTTGGTGGATAAAATTTTCCGTCAAAAACTCTATGACAAATTGTCTGTTCTCCAACTTTAACATAAATGTTAAAAATTTCAGGACCATCCGTATAAGATGTGTTCATAATTGATGGGTCATGCTCAATTGCATCTCTGTTGTCCATCATGTAAATTACTGTCTTCATTTTCAAGGCATATTGTAATTCATTTTTCAAACTCAGGATGAATTCATATAACTCCATCGAGTTTTTCGCTTTCGGGGTATACCCTCTAACGTTGAAGAATCTTTGAACTACAATGTTGTCATTCAATGTCAAAAGGAATTCCATTTTTGTGCTGTCTTGCTCTCTCATGTTTTAATTTTTGTTTGTATTACGTTTTTCTTTTCGTGTTAATTTCATAAATGGTTTGAGGAAATTTACCCAAGCCTCGTCGTTCTTGGGGAGGTACTTAAAGAGGCCATCCTCCATCATCATTCTCATTAAGTTTTTGTATCCTCTATCTGTGGGGTCAATTGTATCGGTGTGTATTTGTTTTACGAGTTCTTTACCTTCATCGGTAATAAGTGGGTTCTCAAGGTCTACAATCTTTTTATTTGTATTATAGAACTCCTCACCAAGTATACCATTTTTTGTCTTACCAGTCAAAATATTCTCAAGAGCTTTTGGTTTTTTCTTTTGCTCGTTATTTCGTGCAATATAGAGTAATTCTTCCATAGTACAGGGTTTTTCATGTAATTCAGGAAAGAACTTTAATAAAGTCTTTTCCCCCAACCCTTCAATACCATCGATATTGTCGGACTTGTCTCCTGTGAAAATTTTGGTAACTAAAACATTATAATGTGGTATGTCAACCTTATTGATAGTTATCATATCTCCGTTCTTAAAATATTGTTTTGAGATTGGAGAATATATGGTAACTCTTTCTGATATGAGTTGTGTTAAGTCTTTATCTGCAGAGAAGATAATGATATCCTCCTCATTTGATACTTTACAGTAGTAAGCTATCAGGTCATCAGCCTCGTTGTTTATCATTTCAACTTGGCGTACGAATATCTCCTCGAGGTATTGTTTAACTCGAGATTTTTGTTGAAGGTATGACTCGTACTTATACTCGTTCATGTCCCTTTTTCTATTCGCCTTGTATTGTGGATAAATCGTTTTCCTAATAGATGAGTTCGAGTCTCCGTCCCAAAAGACAACAACTTTATCCAAGTTATGTTCTTCAAGAAACTTTTTTATGATGTTAATGAAGTGGTAGATGCCACCTAAGTGGTCACCCCCATCATACATCCCTCTAACTCCGTGAAATCCAATTTTAAACAGATTGTCTCCGTCTACTAATAATGTCTTAATCACATCCGTGATTTAAATTGTGAAACAATATATACTAATCTTCTTTTTCTTCTTTCAAATCAAAATCGCCATCGGTTCCAATGATATCTTTCCAATAGTCTGCGTATTCTTTTTTGTATTTTTCAATTGAAGTTTTCTCTTCCGCAGCTTCTTTACCTGCAATGAATCCGTGTGGTGTAACAATAATCTTTCCATCTTCATAACCCAATCCATTGATGTGGTTCTTCATTACAGAAACTTTTGTTCTTGATGCAAACTTAATAGTTCTCTTATCTTTTGTTGCGGTAATTTTAGTTGTACCCGCACCTTTTTGGTTTCCGAATAAGAACACTAATGATGAGTTTAACCAAATGGCCTCACCACCTTTAGCTTTAATCTTTGGTTGTCCAAATGGATTGTCAGGTAATTCTACCCATGGTTGGTTAACAATAACCAATGTGTTTTCGTATTTAGAATCCGCTTTACGAGACCCTGAAATTCTTTGGTTAATACCCATACCAATCTTGTCGGCTAAAGTACTTGCATTGTGTTGTTTACCACCTTTACCTTCGAATGTCATCTTACATGGTACAGAACCAACTGAGTCCCATAAGAATAACAAACTGTAGTCAAGGTTACCTTTCTCTTGTTCGTCTAACAAGTTGTTGATGTAGTCGGTGATTTGTTCGATGTAGTTGAAGTTATTGTTGAAGATGTAAAAACCATCCCAATCTAACTCACCCGTTTCTTCATCAACTACTTCATTACAATCAAACCCCATTAATTTGGCGTGTTCAAATGACCATTTTTGTTCTGTAATAATAAACACAGGAAGAATACCTTTCTTTTGAGCATCAACCGCAGTCTTTACAAGTGCTGTTGTCTTACCTGTATCTGAGTGACCAAGTAACATATTCAAGTGTCCTACAGCAGGACCTGGTAAACCAACTGCATCTAAGAAATCAGGACCTAAGTCAAAAAACCTTTGAGGTTTATATTTTGCTGAAGTCGAGAATTTGTCTTTGATAGACTTAAAATCATTTTTCTTAATTGCCATTTTCTATTCTTTTAATATTCGGTAATTTATTTGCCTTTGTTTTATTATAGAAAAAATTATCTTCTTCATATAAAACTCCTATCTCCTCTTCGTGAAAAGTTATTAATCTTAGATTTAATTCTCCTTCTTCACTTTCTTCTTTTAACATACCAAACAAAACAGTATCACCGATTTGCTTACCTCTACCTGAGAAGTATCCTTTGTCTTTTAGTTGACTCAAGATTTCATAGGACAACATTTTATTGTCTTTTAACTGTAAGTCAATTTCTTCTTTAAACGTCATGTTATAAAAAAATTAAAGGGTGGGGGATTCCCACCCTTGTTATAAATTAGAACGGTAAATCTCCGTCTGGTTCGTCATCCGATTGTGGGTCTAAAGTTACAGCTGGTGTAGATTTAGAAGTTCCACCACCAAAAGACTCGGTAGCCACTGAATTACTTTCGTAAACATATCCACCCTTTTCAGTATCCCATTTTGGAGTCTCTCCACGAGCAATCGCTTCAAGGTAGTCAATAGGTTTTTTAGAATAAACATCTAACCAAGTTAACTCATTATTAATCCATGCACTTGCTTGTGCCGCGTCTGTATGAACAGGAGCTGGGTCGTCGTACATAATTGTAGATACAGTTGTGTACTCCTTACCTTTTGGAGTTTTAGCTTTAGATAACTCAATGATTAAGTCACGGCCTTTTTCAGCGTCAGTGATATCACCTTTGTTTCTCCAAATTGGAATGATTTTATCTAAGATACCATCATTCTTGTAATTGTGTTTGAATCTCCAAAATTTTGGACCATCTTCTTCGTGGTCTCTGTCGATAACCTTAACGATATAAAATTTACGAGAACGGTATTGAGCTGCTAACAATTTGTCAGACTCTTTACCTGTTGCAATTAACTCTTCGTAAACCTCGTTTAAAGGTGAACGTTCGTTATCGTTCTTACCTGGGTCGTAGAACTTTTGCCATTGGCCACCTACTTGGATTTCGTGGTACCATGCTTCTTTGAATGGTGAAGAACCATCTGTGGTAGGAAGAATTCTTACTCTTCTCTGACCTGACTTCTCTTTATCCCCAAGGATTAAAGCGAAATACCTTTTCATTCTTTCGTCTTGCGACATTTTACTTTGGGCCCCGCCCGATGCATTTTGTGTTTTTTCGTACTGTGCCAATACGGCGTCTAATGAACTCATGTTTTTTAAGTTTTAAATTATTAAATGTGTTATACAATTATAGGTGAGTCTATGTATTTTGTCAAATAAAAAAGGTGTCTTTCGACACCTTTAAATTATTTAAATGAAGTTTTGTATGTGTCCGTTTCGGGAGCTCCTCCAGGTTGAAATGAATTTTTAATGTCTGCTACGTTAATGTCTTTGACCTCGTCAGCAGTTAAAATGTAATCATTTTTTCCTGTCTTTTCCATTTCTTCTGATTTATCATCAAAAAATTGTGAAAGTTTTTGGTTGAATGGATATGAATCGTAAGTTCTTAATTCTAATTTTTCTTGTGGAGTTTTTTCTCTGTATTTTTCAATTTTAGCTTCAAGTGAATTTAATTTATTCATGATGTTATCCATCTCTCCAAGTCTTGATTGTAAATCATTTAATTGTCCAAATAGATTGTTAAAATATTCTTCTTGTTTTGTTTCAATGCTTTTTTGTGAGTCTACTAAATCTGTAATATCAAGTTCTTCAGATTCACCTTCTCCTTCATTGCTTTTTTCTTCAGACTCTCCGTCATCATTAAGTTTCTCAACGTCAGGGTCGTTTTCAACGTCTAAAGGTTCTCCACCTGCTGGTGCTGGGGCTGGAGGTGGTACCGCACCTGCATCTGCTGGAGGTGGTGGAGCTCCTGCTCCTACGTCTCCTGGTAATGGTGCTAATGGACCTAAATCTTGTTCAGGTGCCGCAACGTCAGCCGCTTGTTCCATGATGTATTGATTGATACTTCTGTATCTATCAATTTCACTTAATATTTTTTTATCTAAACTCATTTGTTTTATCCGTTTAATAGTTGTTTTATTCCTCTTGATGTTTCTACTCTAACTTTTCTGTTAGCGTTAACTTGATGACCTGCTCTTTCAATTAGCCCGTCTCTTTCTCTAACGGTGTAACAATCCCCTGTGTCTAAATCACATACTTGTTTTGTTCCGTCTCCGTTATCTTCTTCAGAATATCTTGTTGATTTTCCTAAGTAGTTGTCTAATGCTGTTTTTATGTTCATAAGAATCTTTCTATATAAATATGTTGTTATGCTATAAAGTGAAAATTGGGCTATATACCGTTTGTGTTAACACTTGACCGCCTATTGGTCCAGTATAACCATAAGGTCGATAGTCTACTCTTAGTTTAAAACTTCCTAAACTGTTTACCGTTACTAGATTGGTATATTTGGTGTCATCGCCTCCACTTGAACTATATGAAACTAAATCATTATTCAAATCAACAACATATTTGCTACCATAATTAGCAGTACTAAATTCAGGTGCGTCAAACTTAAATGTTATGTAACCACCCGCTGGCTTTTTAACGTTGAAATATTGCCATCCATCGCCTTGTAATGAATCATACTCTCCAACTTTAATTATTGAAATTGCTTTTTGAGCAAATGTTCTTCCTGTTGTTGTCCCTGTTGTTGACGATGTAACAGTATTTGAAATTGCATCTCCAACATTTCTATCTGTTAAGAATAAGTTGAAATTATATGTTTGAATAACATCCTGAGGATTTTTGACATTATCTGTAGGCCTCACATAAAGTTCAATGCTTGCGTAAATCTTAGAATTTTCTAATTCTTCATCGTCAAGACTTTGTCTAAATTCATCCAACATTTGAGCTCTATTAATTGAGAACTGTTGTTGGTCAGCAGAAACATATCCTAACAATCTACTTCCACTTGCAGTTGTAATTGTTTGACCTTTATATTTTCCATCAGGGCCAGGTGTAATTTGAATAACTTTATAATTGAAGTTTGGTTGCGTATCGATTTTCCAAGCTCCTGCATCAGGTCCGACTTGTACCGTTAATTGTGTATTACTTCCAATTAAATCTTTTGTATCCGTCACCGCACTAAGAACGATAGGCCCTGTATTTTGTGGGTTAAGATTAGATGACACAAGTTTTGTGTCAGTAATTCCTGTTGTTGCAGAATATGGTGGTATTTTATTTGCCGCCGCTGGATTCGTATATGAACCTGGCGATGATGATGTAACACCACTTAAGGCTGGATTATAATTAAACAATACTGCTCCTGTAAATGTTCCATGGTTAGTTTTAACTTCAATTTTACCTGAAGCCGCAACAGTTCCTGTGGCAATCTGAGGTACAACAAATCTTAATGTTTCATCATTATAGATTGTTACATCTTTAAACGGAACAACTTTATTCATAAGTTTAAGTTCTTTAGTTGTTGATAGATATCTACCATTAACTTGAACAATTGTTCCTGTATATCCTGATAACGGAGCAAATGATGTAAATACTGGCGGAGGACATAAATTGGTTGAGGTAGCACCCGAAGCCGATACAAGTGGAGTGACTGTCGTAGTCCCTAATGATGATGTTGTAGTTGCTGTTATTGTTAACGCGGCTTTTATTTTATTAATATTTTGTTGGATGGTAGATTTTAAATCTTTAGAAGCATTTAAACTTGACAACCCAACATTGACTGCAGAATCTAAAGCCTTATATAAGGTATCCGTTGTTGGTTTAAATTCAGCAGTATTTGCGTCGTAATACTCAGGACTAACATTAGAACCTGGCCAATCACAAATATAATATTTTGCCAATCCTCCTGTTAAAATTCTTGGAATATTTGGTTCAATTCTAGCTCCCATAAATCTAACATATGAGTCAAGAGTGTCAAAATGTGTCACAGGGTGTGATATGTTTGTTGACGCATTACTTTTAGACTTAACACAACTATATACCGTCGATAATTGAGTTGTTTGAGACCCCCAATCAACATCTAAAGAAATCATACCTAAGTTATTATTCCATCCGTTAAACGCTCCATTTTTGCTACTTGAGTTTTGTTGGAAAGTTTTAAGATACGACATACAATATACAATTGTTTGAAGACTTTCATTATTTGGAAATACTCTTTTTAAAGTATCTGCCAATGTTTTCTCATTTATTGGAATTAAATCACCTTTAACAGAAACATATTTACCAGGTGTATTAACAGGGTTATATACTTTAAGAACATTACCTTCACAAGAATTAGTAGTGTCTAAAGTGTTATCCGCCTTTTGAGAAATTTGTTTTGCTTTAATAGCATTTGTTGTTCCAGATACCGTAACACTATCTTTATTAATTTTAAGAAGCTCTTCTAACTTAGTAATAAGATTTTGGTTAATACTCTGTAAGAAAGTATCAATTGCAGGTAAGTCATAAATACCCTGTCTAACCCCTGTAAATGTTGTTTGAAAATTACCAGGTTGTATAGTATGTTGTACATCTTGAATCATATACGGACCATTAAACATTGGAACGTGTCTTAAGTTAAAATACATTGTTGGTTGTAATAAGGCATTACCTAAACAAACAACACTACATTTATAACTTCTTTGTTTATAAAGATTATATAAACTTACGTTTTGTGTTGCGGTTTGTCTACCTGACGATTGGTCAACCATATTCAATTGAGTATTAATTGATTCTGATGTTGCGCTACCATTGTCTTGACTAACACTAAACGAATAGAATATATTTTGATTTCTAATACCAATATCCACGTTGAATCCAACGCATTTATTTGATACCGCCCAATCTTTTTTACCTTTTTGGTCTTCAATTAATGGGTTTTCAGAAGCTCTTCTCATTTCAAACGCATCATCTCTAAACTTGAAGTTTCCTTTAGGTAGGTCTAAATATTGTGAAGGTTTACCTGCATAAAAACAAACCATTTTTGGGCCTGATTTTCTATAATCAACATCCAAATATGTACCCCACATACTATTAGCAAAATCTAACGAACCTTCAGCCTTTGGAATTGTGGTTCCGTCAACATCTTGTACGTTGTAAAAATTAACATATGCTGGCAGGTTCATAACATTAAAGTTATTCTTAATAAGAATACCGCTAATAAAAGTATAAACACTCATGGCTTGGTTAAGAGAGTATTCTCCATTACCTTTACCTCCTCCAAACATATATTTTAAATCAAAGATATCTAATAAGATTGTATCTCCAATATTTCTTGAGGCTCTATCTAAAAACATAATATCCTCAAATAGTGTTTTAGTTTTGTAATCACCTCCAGAAATCCATTTATCGTTTAACGCTTTAAACACTTCATAGTTCTCAACTTTACTTTGTTCTCCACTAATAACACTTTGTACCGTACTAGAAGGAATTTGTTGTTGATTTGGTAGAGCGGCTCTAACACCTGATAATACTCCATTTAAGAAATTATTTTGTAAATCTGTTTCTAAACCAAGATATTGAGTAAGGTTATTTTTAAATTGTACAACAGTCATTGTTGGACTCTTTAACTTTTGAGTTGCAAACATTTTAATCAATGGTGTCAATAATACCACGTTTTGAGCAGTGAACTCAATGTTATTATCAATAAAGAAATCCGTAATATATGAACCATTAGATGTATAGGTAACTCCACTAATTGTGGAGAATCCAACATTAGTTTCAAGTGCGTTCCAAGCTGTAGGATTTAATAATTTAGATTGAGTTAGTGTTAACGTTCCCCCGTTAATTGGTAAAGTTCCTTTAACGTAAGGATTAAATGTTATTGGGTCAACAACTAATTGTTGTCCGTTATATGACAGGTAGGAATTAAAAATTCTGTAATCATAATTAGATGGATTACCATACCTAAAAATAATATCGTATTCCATAAACGCTCTAACTCCATTTTGAAATACGTCATATTGTGATTGGATTGTCCCATTAAAATAATCAGTATCTGTTTGTCCTTTAGATTGAGCAGGTACCATCATTAATGTTTTAAATAACGATTGAAAGTTTTTGTAATTGGCATTTATATTAACGGGACTTTGTCCAAAAGTAACAGTATAGTCACTAACATCCGTGTTACTCATAGACTTTGAGAAATTTAAAAACTCTTGTTCAAAAGTATCTAAAATTCTTTTTTCAAAAACCGAAAATACTTCTTCAATTTTTGAATATGAATTTGTACTTAAAAAATGAACAGGTGTTTGAGTGTTTCCTGTATTAATAAAATTAAGATATGAATCAGGATTTGGGTATGCTATTTGATTATTATCGTAATATCCAAAATTTGGGGCTGACCATAAACATCTAACTGAACCATTATATACACTATTATTTGATGTTAAATTTACTTTGGTTCCAACAGAAGTTGTAACACCTGTTATACATGCTCCTACTGTTTGGTTTAATGGTGTACCAAAAGATGGTATAACAAAATATTGTTCTCCCTTTGTATTATCTTTAGGGTCACAATCTACAGATATTTCAGGTGTTAAATCAGGTACTAAAACAGACCATGTAATTAATCTTAAATTTTTAGTTCCTTGGGTAGCATTATTAATGTTTGAATCCAAAAAGTTATACATTTTTAATCCACCATTAACACTTTCTTGTATCTCTTGATTAGTATATCCACTATACAAATTATACCCATTATAAAAAATATTAAAATCATTAACTAACTTAGGATAGAATCCAACTTGCATATTTGCATCAGTCGTTGTTTCATCTTGTAATACAACAGTTCTATCAACACCACTATATTTGAATACATACGGTTTTGTAGTACTCCCTGAAATTGGGTCGTAGTTTAAACTATAGTCAAAGTTTTTCCAAACATCTGTTAAGATATCAACACCAGTATCTTTATATTTTTTATATCTATGCCAAACGGAACCATACTTTATCATCCAAGCGTATGGTATTTTATGTATTGCGCCAAATTTATTAAAACACGAAGCAATATAATCTAAATCAGTTATTTTTGGACCGTCAGTTGTTATTGTACCGTCAGTTGTTGTTTTATATTTTTCTCTTAAACTCGCTAATGGTAATGAATTAAGAAAAAGATACGCCGCTTGAACATAAGGGTATTGGTCGTTAGTTTTTGAATTGGCAACCCCGTTTTGAATTGCATTAACAAAGTATGGTGTATTCAACATTGATGTTGTTGTTCTCGGTCCTAAAAACCCTGTTGGTGTTGTATAGTCACAATAACCCTCAGTTGCAATAAAATTATTAGGTGTCCTTGTTGTATAAAATGATGATAACCCTGGTATTGCACCTGGATAAATTCCTGAAGCTATAGCAACTAAAGTTGGGTTTTGTCTTAACAAATAAGAAAAGTTAGTTACAGGTCTATTTGTTTTATAGTCATTTACGTCACTAAAGTTTGAGATAATCTTTCTTGGTTCAAAAACTTTTAATGTTTTTTTAGTATCATAAACTTGAGTACCAAAAGATGTCGAACTTTGATTTAAATTATTTAAACACCATGATGAGTCAGTAAATGGTAAGGTATCAACAACCATAGGTTCGTTAGACGCGTTCGCAATTAATTTTGCAAGAGCTTCGGACTTGGTACTAAGTTGTGGTATTTTACCTAAGTCATTAATACTTAATACACTATACGAATTATTAGTGATAGATTTAATATATGGTGTTACAAAGAAATCTCTAATATGGTCTTGATATGCTCTACCTGTACCCATATTTGATATGGTACTCAAAAATTGTTCGTAGTTAGATGCGTTTAACCCATAATTTTTTAATTTGAACGTAATATATGGTGAACTCACCCCTAAACTTGTTGTAATATTGCTAACCTCAGTTTCAATATTAAGTTTAAGTAAGTCATTAATTTGACCTAAGTTAGCCCTAACTAATCCTGAATAATGTGAAGTTAAAAATTGTCTCTCCCATATTTCATAATAAAATTTAATTTCTTCTTTATTCTCATAGGCAATTCCTAATGACGGAAATTCAATTGGGTTAATATTAATAATATTTGTATCTCTTTGATTTGCCAATGGAGGGGCGGCAGTAGGGTTTTGAAACTTCATTGTAAGTCCTTTCATATACTCTTCCACAAATTGTACCTCAGGCCATTTAGAATAATCGCCTCCTTTTGTTCTATCAATAACTGTTGGGTCCGCAATATACTTTAATTGGAACCTACCCTTTTTGTCTTCGGGTGTTTCTACAAAAAATTGTGGCCAAGGATATACAGGAATTTGTGCATTCTCAGCTGCGGTATTACCTAATAAAGAACCTTGTGTTTGTTTCACATGGTCTCTAGTTTCAGAACTTGGTGCTGAAGCATCATTATCTAAAATTGCAGCTTTTCTAACAGGGTCGTATTTTACATTCCAAGCCTTAGTATGAACATCATCCATTAATCTAATAAAACCTTCAGCTGACGCCATGACAACCGCAATCATATTTCTAACCGTAGGCTTAAACCCAAGTCCAGTATCTTTATCTTCAATCTTTCTTAATAAAGCCTCGGTTATTATTGACTCATATTCTGATAATTTTTTATTTGCCGTTGTTTCTAAAGATGATATTGTTGCATCAAATTTACCCTCTCCTTCAAACACAAACCATTTTTCTTTTGATAAAGTATAACTATTTCTTCCATTAACATCCGTTACTTCAATATTATTAACGATTCCAATAAATTTAGATTGAACCGATTCTATTGATTCACGAGTTGGTGTTATAATCCCTGTCTGAGCTCTTGTAGTCTCAACCCAATCAATTTGAGAGTCACTTGGAGCTTCAATTACAATCATGTCCAATTTAATTGGATTTGGGATTGGGGATGCTCCTTTAGCTCCAAGGGTTGTATTCCCAGCAAGTGCATCATTAAATTTTTTGATGTTACTATCTAATAATGATAGTGCCTCTGTCTTAGTAGTTTCATTTGTGGTATTAAAAACATAAACTTTTTTATTATCCTTTAAATAAATTGGTTTTGGGTTCAAATATGTATTAAACCATGAACTATTTGAATTTCTAATATTTGTAAAATATTGGGTTAAAATATCCTTATAATTTCTAATATTAGTTAAAGGTTCAACATCAGCTTTAGGAAAAGAATTTGTAATGTTTTGTTCAAATGTATCCAATTTTGCCATTAATTGAATTAGCGTAAGCTCGGGTAAGTCTTTAGGTATTAAACCTTTGGCTTTGTATTCACTATAAACTTCAACAATTTTTTGATATCCAATTTCTGTAACTAATTCAGTAACAACAGCGTCACTACTATTACTACTATTAGCTCCAATTGCAGCTTGTACTTTTGATTGAGACTCATTTGATTTATTTGACGCTTGAGGTGTTACTGGTGTTTGTGAAAAATTAAACCTTTGAGAATACATGTGTGGTGTTGCTAATAAGTGTCCCATAGCAATCTCATTCAATATGTTAAATTTATAACCTTTGAATGTTAAACTGATTTGATAGTTTCCACTAAATGAGTTGAACGCAGCATGAAATTTTTCTAAATTAAGTTGGTATCTTACCGCTTGTCCGTAAAACCCTTTAAGAGTTAAGTAAAATGGTGGATAAGGTAAATTAAAAAAGGCTGAGTATGGTGAATTGTTTCCTAATTGAAACAATGCTTTACCCTGAACATCTTCCAATTGCATTGTTACCGATGGTATAAACGAACTATTGGTTGTAATATTAATACTTGTAATACCTAATAATCCGTTATCAATTACATTCGTCTCATTGGCAACACTATTTGTAAAAAACGGTTTTGCTCCTCCACTAGGTTGTTGCCCTATTTGAGCAGGTTGATTAGTTCCATCAAATTTAGTAGTATTTTGTCCCGTTAATTCATCATAATATCCTGTCCCTAAATAATTATTTTTACTTGGTTTAAGAAAATTAAGTTTTGCAACAGAAATTGTTCTTATTCCACTATCTTCAGGGCTAATACCAACCGCTAATTTTGTTCTTGGTAAAACATCGGCCTCTAAATTAGCATACATAACTAAGTTTTCATGGTCAACTAATCTTTCTTGAATTTTTCCATTACTAATTGTTTTGTTTGGGTCGACTAAAATGAGGTTATTATAGTCAAACTCAACATATATGTCTCCACTCTTGTCTGGTGATAAGTTACCTGCCATAATAATAAAAATGATTTTCTAACGCCGCTTTATAGTCCTGTAAAGATGGTAGTAATGGGAAAGGAATAGTCAACACCGCTCCATCATATATATTGTTTTCAAGTCCTCCAAATTGTGGATTTGCTTGAAGTATTAACCACCCAAATACAGGTGAGCTATAATATTCTTGTGATACCTTATCTAATCTACTTTGAGCAACTTTATATATGTAAGATACATCGGTTGCCTTTTGAGGCATATAAACATACGGGACAACTGTTTGCTCTCCATTAATTAAAAAATCACTATATCTATTCCAATATTGAAATGCCATTAGTTTAATTTTGCTTTAGATATGTATGCACCTGTTGAATTTCCATTAGTATCATTCCAAGTGTTGTTATTTGTGTTTTGATTTGTTGTTGCACCCAATCCTTTAATCATATTTTGTTGTGATGTTTTAACTTGAGCAACAGCCGCGTTTTCAATAGTGTACGTAAAGACTCTGTCTTTTTTATCAAACGGTGTATATACCAAGAAGTTTTTTAACTTTGTTTTTTCCATATTTTCAATAAACGCCTTAGTAATGTTGTTTTCACTCAAAAATACAGGCTTAGCAGTTTGTTGCCAATAGGCATCAAATACCGCCTCAATATTATCAGCTCCTTTTCCAATGATAGATGCATTACCAATGATATTACCAATTAAAGCTTTTTTAAATGTTTCATACTTTTTTTCATCAAGAACATCTTCAGACATAATCATATATTCTCTTCTAAATGGATAATTTTCAACATTATTACTAAATGATGGATTTGTACTAAAAGGTAAAAAAACTTGTTCAACCGTAACCTCTTTAGACACTCCATCATTTGTTTGGAAAACTAATTTACCTTCATATTCAGTTGCATTATAAGTAAATTTTGTATTTGACCATATTGCCTCATTAAACTCTGCAATATTTTTTTGTATCTTTTGAACGTCTTGTACTAATTCTTGTAATGTATTTGTTGCCGTAGAACTTGTTGAAGCTGAAGAAGTTCCAAGTGTTACATATACTTTAGCATTACCTGTTTTACCTTGTAATCCATCTGTACCTGTGTTAGGCGTACCAGGGAATGTTATAAGATTAACTCTCCCTAAACGTTGAATGTACTTTTGTTCTTCGGTTGTAAGGTCCTGTATTATTTTTGATACTGCGTTTTGGAAAGAACTTCTTTTATTTTTAACAAAATTAAAATAGTTCTCTTGAACGGTTCCTGTTAACCTTGGTGAGAAATCTCTAACCTTTGCTGCGATGAATTGTAAAAATGGCTCGTTACCATTTTTAATATTTTTTTCAAACGTACCAAAAATTTCATCAAATCTTTTTTCAACATTAGCTGGTTTACCAAATAACGATACTGTTGATGCACTCACACTAAGATTTCCTTGAGTGTAGGAACGTTGCAACATCCATTGTTGTCTTACCGCGTTGTTATATTGATTAACAGTTTCTTTTGTTTTGTTAACCACTGTTGTAAAGTAATTCTGAGTATCGGTAACTGTTTGTGACATAAAATCAGAATAACTTAATGTACCAGTTTCTCCACTTGCCGTTATAACATTAGTAAGAATTGTACCCACAGTTCCATTATTGTTTTGACCCGCATTAGGTACTGCTTGATTTACTGCCGGTGCTGATACCGTATCTTGTTTCCAAAATTCTTCATCTAATACTTTTAAGAAATCTTCATTAGCAGTAACAGTAGACCTATCGTCATAAATTTCAGTATTTGCGTAGTAATTAAAGGTTAATGCATTTTGTAATCTATCCACTGATTCTTTTAATCCACTACCTCCAACAAAATTGAATCCCATGGTTACATTGGCAATCATTGGTTGTACACCAATACCTTCAGGATTAAGGTCTAATTCCTCATAAGTTAATCCTAATGATGTTGGAATAATTTTAGTGTTATAAAAATCTCCAATTCTTAATACTAAGACTGGTGGCGCTCCAAATGCGGTATTAACAGCATTGTTATATTCTAACACAGGTTTTCCACTTGGGGTACTCTTTTTAATTGTTGGTATTGTATTACCAGGTCTCATACATTGTTGTAAGAAAGTAAGTCTTGTATTCAATCCTTCAGGTGTTGTTGAGTGAAACGCTGGTTGGAAAAATTTCAATTTATCTTTTAAATTGTCATAGACCATTGGTGTTTCTGTTTTAATTGTTTCAAAGTAATCACACTCAGATAACAAATTTCTTAACACTCTCTTGGTAATATTGTCTCTTCTAATTCGTTGTTCAACAACTTCTTCAGTTCTAACTGTAGTTGTTACCACATTTCCAACTAATACCTCAGTATAGTTTGGTGGCGGTGGTAATATTGGGGCAGATAATGTAGATTCGATTTGTGAGATATAAGCTCTTCTACAAGCCATTGAAGGTACAGTATAAATATCTTTTGACCCTGATTGAGTATCTCCTCCTGGTGTATTAACATCCTTATCTCCACAATTATAGGTTTGTCCCGCAGTTTTAACATTATCAGCAGTATATGGTCCTGTATCCGCACTTGCCATAAGTGGTTGAGCGGCAGCTTGATTTTCACCAAACGGTTTTCCTTGTTTAATTAGTAATCTTTTGTTAATAAATGGAGCTGTATTGGGGTCTTCTTCAAAAAACTTAACAAGTGATGCGATTCTTCTTTTAGATAACTCAATATTATAAGTTTGAGTTGCAGGAGCAGAACAACTTGAGTCAATAACAATCGTTACACTACCATCAGGGTATTGTGTAAGTTGATTTTTTAAATCTAACGTCATTCCTGTTAAGACATGATAGTTTGGTGTAACAGCTTTATTAAAGAAGTTACCTAATGCCGCACCGTTATTTTTTTGAGTATATAAATTAACGTTACTTGGACTGGTATATCTAACATACTCTGTTGTGTAGTTTGGTGCAGTGTTTGGTTTTGGGTAATCATTTCCAAAGTACGCACCAATATTTATATACTTTCCAAAATAATCTTTACCTAACGAATTAGATTGAGCAACAACTGTGCCACCTTTATTTGGAGCATCTTTACCTGTTTGAATAGTTTCTTTAATAAATTGAAGTTCTTCTTTTGTCGCCTCTTTAGAAGTTATAACATCTTGTAAGTAAGATAATTCGCCAGGAGGAATTGTATAATATTTTTTAGCAAGTTCATATAGGTCATACTTTCTACAACCAGCAAAGAATGAATCTAAAATACCATCAATCCTAACTTTATTAGTTTCATTGTTTAATACTTTATTAACAATAACATTCAATACAGACGGATGGTCAACAACAATTTTCCATGTTAAAGTTCCACTTCTTTGTGTATTTTTATAAGTGTAAATAGGTTCAGGTCTTCCTAAGAAGTCTGAACTGTTCCAGTTAGCCGATACAGACTCACTAAAGGTCAATCCGTACGGAGGGAACCACATTACTCGTCCACCATTTGGTCCTCTCTCACAGACCGCTAAATCCGATACAGAGTTACCTGGCGCACCTGTTCTCCAAGCCAAATTCTCCAATGAGAACATATATTTTTTGGCGTAACCCGTATTACCCGCTCCGCCTATTATGTTAGTAGAACTATGTCCTCCCTCCATCTTATTTGGAGCAATGTTAAGGTTGTATGTATTATCTAGTACTGAATCAGAGAATCTTCTACCACTAACCGTAATACCATCAACTTTTTGAAGGTCATTATATTGTAGGTAAGGTATGTCTTTGGCAAATACCCTACAGTATTCGGTTCCAACTTCCTGACCAATAGCTCCAGTGTATTTATATACTCTTGAACCCTTAGTCATTTCTTTATACCCGTCGTTAAACACTTTACTCACTTGGTCAATCGCATTACCTACGTGTTGTAATCTTTTACCTCCTTGAGGTTGGCTATCAATTATTCTTTGTGTTTGGTCTAAGATTGAACCTTGTTTAAATGTTCTTTCAGTTGACTCAGTTGAATTGTATGATGATGGTTTAAAGTCTTGGTCCTCATTAACAATCAATCCTCCGATACCAACTGTCTTACCAGCATTACCCTTATACTTAGGTGATACCCACGTAAATCCACCTTCAATACCTCCACCATTTGAATATGTAGGTCCATTAGCTCCTAACTTAATTTCTTTACTTGGTCCTTCATATAGTTGAGCTAACTCAGATGGTCCATAAACAGGAGATTGTTGTTCAATACCATAAGCGTTAACAGGTACCTCACCAGCTGGTGAAAAAACTTGTGAAGGATTAGAACTTATACTACCTACATAGAAATTACTATTATCCGATTGAGTACCTGTAAGTACTCCAGCAGCTCTATCAATAAACGTTCTTGGGAAATTTGGTTTGTATCTGTTGTAATCAATGTTTTTGAATAGTCTTGACCTTTGTCCTGCTCCCATGTTATTAAACATGATTTGAGAACCAGTGTCTCCACCACCCATAAGTCTATTAAAAAATTTACCAACCCCACTACGTCTAAACGCATTGGACATTTGTTGTATTGTCGTCTGTGGTCCTGGATTAGTATTTGGGTCAAAATAAGAACCAGGTATTGTTGAAGTTGGTAATATACTTCCTCCTAATCTTAATGCAAAATTGGCGGCCGCAAGTATTGGGTTTGCGGTAATGGTAATTGTATAGTTTGGTTCAATTAACGGAACATTACCTGTAATGATATTAACCAAATCAGTACCACTATTAACATTTAAAATGTTAGCTCTTCCAATAGTATCTTGTCTAATTTGAGTGGCAATTCTTTGTTCAAACTCATGTCTAAGTGTTTGAGCGCCTAATTTGGCAATAAACGAATCCTGACTTAATAAACCATTACTTCCGCCAGGGTCTTGGGAAAGTAATATTGATAACGGACTATAGTTTGACGGTACAAATGTTGTTGGGTATGGTTGGTTGTTATAATTGTTTGTAGTTTGTGGTTTGTCTAAAGAATTAAAAAATTCAGCACTATCTAATTGTATTTGACCACCATTAGAAAATACGTTAAGTGGTTTCCACTTTTGTGATTCAGGTACTGATTGAGCAACGATATTGGCGTCTTGAAATCCGTATTCACCGTCATTTGATTTGGTATTCATTAACCCTCCTGGGTCAGGAACTTGTTTGTATCCTCCTTCATTACCCCATTGATTAAGAGGAAATAATTTGTTTGCGAAAGATGGCTCATCAATTAATTGGTCAGGACTATCTTGAACTGATGTGTCTGACTGAATGTATTCAGTATTAATAGGTTGCGTAGGTCTGTTAGGGGACTTAGCATAAGGAGTTAAGTTCCTAGTTATAAGTTTCTTTCTAAAACCATCCGAATTTATAAAATCTAAAGGACTTCCCATTAATATCTTTAATTAATAAATAGGTTAAGGACTATTTTTTGTTTATCTCGTTACTGTTTTTCCAGTAGGTGCCTTTGTTGGGTTATTTGGTGTATTAACCTCAATCATATATTGTTTCATATCCGTACTATTCATTTTTTCAATAAGCATTTTGGTAATCTCTTCTTTTTGAGCATTTGTTAAATTTTCCGCTCCTCCATTGAAATTGACATCAATTTTAATCCCTCCTCCAAAATCTACTTGTGATTTCTTTGCTCCACCAAATGGTCCTCCGTTATTACTAACAACGTCTTTAACTTTAGATGATGCGTTTGTACCTTCAATTAAACTTGAAATTGGTCTATTTCCATCACCAGTATTTTTAGTTGTTTGAGTTTTAGTTTCACCTAACATTTGGTCAATAAAACTTCTGGCGTTTCTATCAATTGCATTTTTATCGCCTAACTGTGAACGTGTTTCTTGTAATGTTTTTATAATATTTGCTTGAGCATCCTTACTTAAATCCTGTAATTGAACTCCGGCTTTAGTTAGATAATTTGATAACGCATCTGTTGTTGAAACATCTTTATTTGCAATATCTTTAAATAACGATTTTACGTCGTCAAAAGAGTCGGTCATTGTATCTCTAACTTTTTGTGGTGAACTAAAGTTTTTAGATAATGCGCCAGTTAAACTAGAAGATAGTTTTCTAATGGCTTCTGAACTAGATAAGACATCTTTTTGTGTAACAGCACCACCTAGAACTGCGGCTTTAATTGCGGAAACATTACCTGCAATATCCGCACTAATGGTCATTTGAGATTTTGCAATCTCTTCCATTGTTTTAGGTCCGTTCTTTTGTTCTTCAATAAGTTTATCAAATTCTGGCTGTGTTAAGTCCGCTAATTCTTTTTTAGTTCCATCCTCCAACGTTACTTTGTACTTACCATCTTGCATTGTTGCAATATTTGCCAAATATTGTTTGTCTTCATCACTAGCAATTGTAAGTCCTGCATTATTGATTGCCGACAATCTTTGGTCCAATTCTGCGGCTGCAAGCCCCATTTTACTCATCTCCTTAGCACTAACCCCCGTTTGTTGTTCCATCTCTCTAAGGGTTAATACACCTTGTGGGTTAATCTTGAAAGTTTTTGTTTTTTCGTCAAAATAGGTAAATTGTTTTGCAACATCTGCCAAACTATTTTGAAGTCCTGATGGGTCATTAATCGATTGGTTCATTAATTGGAATGGGTCAGCAAGGGCACCAGCACTAACACCTAATCTTTGGAAAGCCGCTGCCACTTCAATAGCTCCTTCAGGATTTAATACTTTATCCGCAAGTCTAAATGTTTCCCCCATATCAAACCTCAACATTGAAGCTTGAGCTGCCATTTTGGTTAGACCTTGAACTCCTCCCTCAAATTGGTAACGATTCATTTGTTCCATGTTATTTCTAACATCTCCCATCACTTGTTTGGTGTTTCCACCTATACTACGAACATAGTTAACTGAATCCTCTAATTGTTTACCAACTTGTTCAATTCCAACACCAACATTTAAAAACGAATCCGCAATTTCTTTAACACTTCCCCCAATTACTTTAGTAGTTGCATATAACTTTTCAACATCTTCAGTATTGGCGACAACGTTTCTTCTTGAAGCTTCAGCAATTTGACCAATAGTTTCGCCAACAGCACCTAAATCTCCTCCTAATCTAACAATACCAGGAAGAGCGTCGGCAAGAGCAACTTTAACTTCATTAATTCGTTCTCTACTCTGACCAAAGGTATTATTAACTTCACGAGCAACTGAACCAACTCTCTCATACGCATCAATAAAGTCAGCAGCATTAAAACTTGCTGCATTTTTTATGTCATCTGCATATTGTCCTGGGGTCTTTTGGGTTTCGTCTGCCATAATTTTATTCTGTTAGATATTATATAAATACAAAAGGACTGATTTTTCAGTCCTTTTTATTGTCTTCAATCCATTTGTCTAATAAATACTTTCTCATGAAGAGTGGCATAATTAGAAAATCCTGATACGATATGTTTAATAGTGTCGATAAATAGTAATACTCGTCGAGCTGACTTTTCCTATAATCAGAAGAAAGGACGAAAAAAGTCCACCCCAAAACCGACATTAACTGTCAATCTATCTCCTGATGGGGTCATTACTACTCTTGTCATATCCAATCTTGGCTCATTCTCACTCATAAAGTTTCTTATGAATTTTGAATCAGCAATTGGCATCTGCTCTATAAATTTGGCGATTTCGCCTTTATCGGTTGAACCGTTTGCTTCAACAATTTCTTTTTGAAGTCTTAATGTAACTTTTGGAGCCACTCTACCTACAGGGTATGAATCCGCAATTCTTTGGTTTTCTAAAATTTCACCATAAGTCATCGGTTTTAACTTAACCGTTGTTTGTGATTTTGGTAAAGTTGTAATAAATGTACCATCTTCATTTGGTGTTTGTCCTTGTAAAATTGTTAATTGGTCCAATAATACGTTTGACTTAAATGATTTTCTTGTTGTGGGGTCAGTTAATGTAACCTCCATCTCAGGTCCAAATGCTGTGTTTCTTAAAAAGATTAAGATAGCTTCAACATCACCTTCCAACATTTCCTCAACTCGTAAGTCTGGTTCGTAAATTTTAGTTCTTAAAAGATTCGGTGTCATATCTTCACCACCAGCCATTAGTAAGTTCTCGTCATTGGCGGTTAAGTAACCGACTTTGACTGCTTTCTTTTTGTTTTTGTAGAATATACCTTGAGATGGTAATGGTACCACGTCATGGGGAAGGGAGAAATTTGCCTGTCCGTATTCTTTTGATTGATTATCCATATAAAAAATTAACCGTAAAGTTTATGTGCTTTACGGTTAAATATAATAGTTCTAAATTTTTTATAAATAGTATTAGTAAACTAACACACATCTATCCATTCTTAAAGTTGCTGCGATTGTCGCTAAAGCATCTGTATTGTAGGCCAATGCGTTGAAGTTAACATCTGTCAAGAATGTTCCATAAAGAATCCACTTCTCAACAACAACTCCTGTTGGGTCTAACATCTCAAGGTCAATATCTTTTTTATAACCAGCAGCGTATCCCATACGACCTGTTACTGATTCCGCATGTAAACGTACCCACTCCATAAGAGCTTGTGACGCAGAAGGACCAATTGGGTCTCTAAAGACTACGTTAATTGTTTGCCAGTTGAATCTACCTGCAACATAAGTTGAGGTGTTCAAAAACGGAATTTCCGTTGCTGCGATTGTGATATGCGGTCTAGATGCAGATTCTACAAACCACTCATTAATTCCTAAACTCGATGGAAACCTTAAAATGAATCGGTTTTGACGTTTCGGTTCATAAGGAATCGGCATTTTCATCAGTAAATCAGCCATATTATTTAAATTTTGTTTCTATGTTTATAACGATAAATATATCCTGTTTCAAAAATTTTTCTATTTACTTAAATTTTTAAAAATGATATTCTTTAACTAGACTTCTTTTTTAACGCCTCCAGTTGTAGAATATGTTCTTACTATATTATCTGGTTTATCTTTAAAATGTTTTTTCATTACTTCTATATTCTTTGGGTCATCGTCTGAAAAGCCTATAGATGGTTCTTTAGGAATAAAGTTGTTATTAACATCATTCTTTAAAAAAGCCTTTTTGTTTAATATTGCCGCCATTCCTTTAATATAACTTACAAAATCATCCATTGCACGGACCTTCGCCTCTTCAGGATTTTGAGCCCCTCCTTCGTCACCAAAAGAAACGGGGTGGTACTTATTAAGTTCTAAATATGATTTGATTAATTCATCATCACTCATTTCATCCTCATCAGTAAACGACCTAAATTTTTTAAGATTTTTAATAAGTTCTTCTTTGTTTATCCCATTATAATCATTTATAATGTAGTTATAAACGGCTTGTTTTAAAGTATTTGGATTATGTCCTCTTGCAGTAATAATTGAAAATATTGAACCATTATTAATTGCTTCTCTAAAATCATTAAACGCTGGTCCTTCTTTGGCTCTCATTGAGTCAATTAAAAAATCTTTGTCTCCTTCAGTTCTAAAGTTTCTAAATGGGTTATTTGCAAAACCCACAATTTTTTCACCTTTATATTCAAAAGGTTCCTTACCTAAATGATGTCTATGTTCCGCAAAGTCATCAGTTGACATACCCACTTCATCACCGTCTTCTGTTTTAACAATGATTTTTGTTGGCATGTGTACAATATTATCGTCCCAATCAAACGCATAATATTTCATGTCTGGTGAACCCTTATCTTTAAACCCCTCTATTAATTTTTCTCTCATTTTGGCTAAAGGGGGGATTTAACTCCCCCCATAATTTTTATTAGATATTTTCAAACGAAGCTCCTGTTGGAGTGATGAAGAATTCAATGTCGATGAATTCTAATGCCTTCGTAGGTTTTAAGTAGATTTTACCTGTTAAAGTATTTCTATCTAAGTCTTCAGGTGTTGAAGAAACTGTTACACGGAAATCGTATAAACCTCTGTCTCTTCTTATTGAATCTAAAATAGGGTTAACACTATCTAAGAATTGTTGTCTAACGATTTGGTCGTTTTGTTCGAACAATAATCTTACCGCTACCGCTGAAATTAATTTACGAGCTTGTAATAACAATCTTCTTACGTTTAATCTGTTCAATGCTGAATCAGCTACTTGTAATGTTTTGTTACCCCAAATTACTGTACCAACGTCTGCGAATGTTGCGATTGGGTTGATTCTACCTTGATAAAGAGTATCTCTATCTTCTTGAGTCAACTTAACTCTCGCTTTGATTGAATTTACAAGACCTCTTGTGTAACCCGCTGATGCGAACCAAGGGAATGCAATATTATCAGTCAATGCTAAGTTTCTACAAACTTCACCTGTTGGAGGTAAGTAGATTTGTGTATTATTAACAGTATCTCTTACCAAAATCCATGGGTAATAAGTTGCAGTATAGTTTGAATCTATTCCTGTATTATCTAAGTTATCAACTGCCTCTTGTGGGTAGATGATATCTAAAGAGTTAGTTCCATCTGGAGTATACATTAGATAGTCAGGAGTTGTTGCGATATACACAGAGTCAGCTCTTTGATATTGAACCATATCAATAGCTTCCTCAACAAGATTTGAGTTATTAACATAATCGATACTTGAAGTTGCAAATATGTTAATGTTTGTTGCTTCAGGATTAGCGAATGTTAATATACCAAGTAAGTAAGCGTAATAATCGGTGTTAGCAAAATCTTGAGTATTGTTTGCAACAACAATTCTTTTAAATAAACCATCACCTGTTGCTGTTGGGTATCTTGTAGAAGACGAAGCTCCTGCTAAGTAACCTGTCGCCCCTAATTGGAATCTATCTTGGTTAGTTCTAAATTCTCTATAAACATCCCACCCGTCAAATCCACCTGCGAAACATATTGTATATTTTCTTGAATAGATAAAGTAGTAAGGGTTTTCTTGAGTCTCAGGGTCGAATCTGAAATCCGCAACACCACACTCAAATGCTGTTTGACCACTTGTTTGGAATGAATTTGCAATTGTAACTACAGTTGCTCCTGAGTCCATGTGGAATCCTTTACTTAAATAATTCCAAGGTTCACCTGCAATAGGTAATGCAGAAGAGACCCAGTTAGGTGGATTTTGTCTACCTTTAAATTGTAAGAACGCATCATCAATTCCAAATTGGGAAGAGAAACCTAAGTAAGCTCTTCTAACAATATCACCCGCAGATTCAGTTGCGTTTGTTGTAGAACCAAATGGAGGGTTATAAATAACCTCACCTGGAAAATAGTATTTAGTTTTGAATGTAGGTACTGGTGAAATATTAGCAGTTGATTCGTATTCTCTTTGAGTATAACCGTAGAATCCACAAGGGATTGCATCTATCGGAGCTTCATCAGCTAATTCAATCATTACATATCTTGAAATTAAAGCAAATTCACCGTTAGACGAACCAATTTTCTTAGCAACAAAGTTGTTTGAAGCTGGGTCCATGTTACAGTTTGTAAATTTCTCAATTACAACAGGATTAGCATCTGTATCAAAGAAGTTTCTAACCAATACATCAAATGTCATATTGTTAAATGATAAGTTTGCAATTGAAACTTTAACTTCTGTGTTAGCTGCGTCACCATCAGAGATTGAGATAAACTTAAATAATCTATATACTTTATTACCTCTTAACTCAGATACCAAGAACGGAGTTTCAGGTGATTGATATTTTTCAACTTTATAAGCGATTGATTGTGTATTTTCACCTCTAGCATCTTCTAATGCAACTAACTCAGGATTAATTCCTTTAATATAACCTTGGTTATATGCGTAGTTTAAAGAACCTGGATAAATTTCTTCAACATATAATGGAACCTCATTTCTTGATTTTCCAAAATTATCAACACCTAAAACTTTAGTTATAAACTTAGGAGACGCCGCAGATAATGAAGTTTCAAAAGAGAAAGTATCAGAATCTTTAGTAATACCTGAAAGTAAGAATCCTTCATATGGTGAATTTGTAATACCTGAATATTGTCCTGTTGCAACTAAATTAACATCAGTTAATCCACTTACTTCGTATATAGGACCGTGTTGACCAAGGTCTGCGTTGTTTGAGTATAATGAAATACCTCTTGAACGTAAAGTTGCAACAACT